CTCCAGTAGTGTTGCCAGCATTCAAGACTACGCTTGCAAAGTCACCAACTTGATCAGTAACAAAACTAACAGTTTCTTCGTCTTTGATAGATCCTATTTCAAATGAAGCAGAGTCGTTAAATGTCCCAAGACTAGTAACGGTTGTAGTTTCATTGGTGAATGTATCTGCTCGACTATCTCCTCTTGTACGAGTTATCGAGAAAGTAGGATTTTGTACTGTTGGAAAAGCAATAGGATTCTCTGCGAAATCAGAAAGAATACCATCGTATCCTAATCCATTACTAATCAGAAAGTCGCTTGTAAATCCTAATCTACCATATATCATAAACTGGTTTTTAACTGCATTTACAAGACCAGCATTAGAATTATTTTTTAATACGATACCCGCATAACTATTAGCATCTGAATGAAGAAGACTTAGCTTAGTCTGAATAAGAGTATCAGTAACATCATTATCACCATCACCCTCAAGGTCAGTTCTATTAGTGCTTATTGAGGCAACATAGTTTGGAGCCTTCATAGCATTCGTGTATTTTGTTGCAAGACTGATTGGATTAGTAGGATCAGTCACAAAGTTAAATGCTTTATCAAAAACATTATCTCCACCCGCATCATCTAATTGTCTAAATGCAATCTGTTCTGCAAGTGTATTACATCTTACAAAAAGCAAGGGATGATTATATGCTATGACTTCTGCTGATCCTGTGATATAATATTGCTGTGCGCCATTAGCGGTACTTCCATCATATACTATTGGCTCGGCAGAACAGAATATAATATCGCCTGCTTTAAAGTCAACATAAGAAGCTGAATCTGGCGTGTTGCCTGAATTAACAATCATAACCCTATTACTAATTCCTATATTGTTACTAGCACTCACACTGTTTGGATCTACATATCCAAATCCACCATCTTCAATTCCAAATGTAATGCTTCCTGTAGCAGTAGCCTTTGTCTTTGTTACTCGTGCTTGTGCTTCTGTTCCTCGTATGCTAGATACAAGTGATACTTTATCACCTATATTCTGAGAGGCAAGTCTTCCAACATCCTGTACATTGACTTGATTAATAGAACCTGCTATTAGTTTTCCTACATTAGTTGTTAACTCGATTGAACTTTCATTAAGAGTAACAATAAGCAATGAGTCATCAGAAGAGAATGTACCCGTTATATTAGAAAGATATAAAATAGGAGATAGTGATCCACCAAAGTTAACAAAGATGATATCATCAACAAATCCTGTTGCTAAAGATATATCGCCTCGTATTCTCATACCCTTTTGTATAGGATAATCGTCTACACTATAGACAGGCAACATCTCAAGATAAGTGTCTCCTCCCCAAACAGAATCCGAAGGCCTTAGAATAGATGTGCTTGGATAGAAAACCTCAATCTCCTGATCAAAGAACATACGAAACAATAGTTCAAGTCCCTCTTTTGTTCCCTTTCTTGTATAGAGATCTTTAATGTGTTTGAGAATAAATCGAATGTCTGTTGCTGTATCAATAGGCAGTTCAGCAAGATACTTCTTCTTAAAGTAAACAACAAAGGCCGCAAGAGTTGTATCAATATCTCTTAACTTAGGAATGTTACGATCCATTGTAGCATCAAGATGCTCGTAGTAAGCCTTAACAAACTCAATCAGAACCTGCCCGTTCTCTTTATAGAGAGCAGGAAACTGCTGTGCTATTTGTGGATAGATATCATCTCTTACTACGACTGACATATATTATACTTCCAGTGGGTTCACGTTTACAGTAACATCTTCTCCACGAATGATCAAAATACGATCTTTTGGAGGACGAATATCTTTATTAACAGTATTAGCAATAAACTTAATTGCTGTATTCTCAAAGGAAGTAATCGTTAGATTCGATAGTCTAACATCTCCAGTCTTATAGTTAACTGTTCCAACAGTAGGCTTAAACACAGTTGTAGTATCAGCATTCTCAGTTACTAGCATGATGTTACCATTACCATCATCTTTTGCTGATACAAGTGTACCTTCTACAGTAAACTTAGTTGATTCAATAGCAGGCTTATAAGAAGTAAAGCCCAAAGAAGAATCAAATGCATAAGGTTGTACTAACTCAGACTCAAACGAGAACGATGGACTTGATGGGAAGTTCAACTTAGGAATGTACTGAATAATAGGCTTGGCTACAATATCAGATGATACAATCGAACCATCAATACCATCTAGATATGCTGATAGTCTGGACTGACGGAATGTCTTATTGAAATCATTTAGATTATTATCTTGATAATCCAAGACGCCCGCATTTACTTCACTCTGAATCTGAGCAGAAGACTTACTTGTTAGATTGCCATCATACACTGTGCCTACAGTTAGATCAATATACATGAACTTAGCAGAACGGAATACAGGCTCAATTGTTAATGGAGTCTTATCTTGTAGATATCGTTTAAAGTTATTAATCTCGAAGTCAGCCGCACCTTCACCACCAGTTACATCAACAGAGATAATTACTTTACCAAATTGTGGGGGTGAAACTTCATCACCACCATATACACTAATTGCTTGAATGTTAGGAAATCTAGCACGAAGCAGAGTTTCATAGTCTCGTTTCGTTACTGCTCTCTCCTGCACTTGAAGCGCCTTAGGCGCAAAAGTCCGAATTGACTCAATTGATTCTTCACTTGATCCACCAGAAGACATTCCATCTAGTATCGCTGTTATAGCCGATGCTCCGCCAAAAGCGCCCACAGTCACAGAAGTCACTCCATTAGCGGAAGCGCCTGACGATACTCGATAGCTAACAACAATAGAATCAGTGATCGTTGGCTGTACGCCAAACTTATTCTGTCCAAACTGTATAGAATACTTACCATCATTCTCGGGCTGTAGATAGAATACTTTATCAGTTGATGTTACGCCAAATACATCAGTTCTATATGTGTACTCTTCTCCGTTTACAGTCAGAGTCAGACTTCGTGTATCAATGCCAGCATTCGTAAGCGTTGTATCCGCTATGTTCAATGTCTCATTAATCACACGGCCTTCAAACAGTTCTACATTTGCAATTGAGTATAGACTATTGTTTGTTGTAGAACGTACAGCATTGTGTGCTTTGTTTGTAAGGAAGTTATATGTCTTATTGCCACATCTTCCTATAAAGGCAGTATTAGCAGGTATACTAAAGTAGTTGCTATCTAGATTCAAATGTGTTACACTAATCGATGCGGTACAAGAGGAACTACGTCTACTTGTAGGCATATAGTTAAGTTCTTTAGCATGAGACAATACACTATTACGTTGTGTAGCACTATCAAGAAACATCTCGGATATCATCATATTATAATAGTAGTTATTATAGAATGTATTATATGACAGTACATCGATCAGGGCATTCATATTAGCGCCCTCATAATCAAAGTCCTTGAATCGATCTTGATTCTTTAGAAACGTCTTGAGTGCTTCTTTTGTTTCAGCAAAGTCTAAATTTGTTATTGGTGATAAGTCAGCCATTTCTATCTTGCTCTCTTGAGGTCTATTGAAAATGAAGTTAATGCACTACTATTTATTACACTGAATACAATCTTCACTTTAAGTTCGTTTGTGTCTATGTTGCCTGATATCTCTACATCTTTTAGATTACATCTTGGCTCATAGGTATTAATCGTAGTCTTGATATTCTCTTTGAGTATGAGTATTGTGTTAGGATCAATGTTCTCAAATAGAGATCCTCGTATGTCACATCCCACATTAGGTTGAAACAATCTCTCGCCACGATCAGTCATAATCAGATTAAAGATACTTTCCTTAACAGCATTCTCATTCACGAGACGAGCAAGATCAGTACGACCTGGTATAGAATCGAACTCTCTTGTGAAGTCAGAGAAGAACTCATTTGATCTTGTTCTTGGTGTTAATGCCATTTGTTATACCTTTTATAGAGTATTTATACTAGTTATCGGGACGAAGAAGACTAAATGGTTCGGTAACATCCTCAACATTCGCTCCTAGTATGTCGTTATTATCTGTAAAGCTAAAGGTATTATCCTCTTTCTCTTCAGCTTTAAATGTCGTTGGATCAAAGAATCTAAAGTCCTGATCCATCTTACGTTTCTTTCTATATCCATCAATACGATGTACCTTCATCATATCTTCATATAAGGGTGCTTCGTCTTTCGTAAATCTTTCGCTTTGAGTAAACTGAGGATTATCTGTAGTGGCTACTGTGCCATCTCTTGCTCCTAGATTCAGTCTTAGAAAGTTCTTTGCTACTCCTATTCCAGTAAAGCCTGCTCTACTAGCGGCTATGATAGCATTCTCTCGTTGCTCATCATTGACTTCTAATACAACAGCGTATCCTGAATAACGATGATGATAGCCAGAACTTCCTTGACTTCTTATCTTTCCATATTCTGCTCGTGCTTTCGCACCACCTCTACCACCTTGTGGCTTAATTGCTCCTTGTCTCAGTACATACTTCTCTCCAGTTAGATGAGAGATACGCAATAGCTTACTCCATACTTCATTGGCAACATCCTCGTACTGTTTGCCTGACTTAACGGCATCGCTAAATGTAATCAATCCACTTGCAAGTCCAGTGTTCGGATCAAGGTTATTAATAGCTTCAATCTCTTGTGGAGTTATTGTTCTACTTGTGATATAATCTACATTAGTAGGAATAGCAAGTCTGCCTGTAGATGGATCAATATAGTTTAGATCACCGGGTTGTCTATATTTCACTACTTCATCATATCTTGTACCACGACTAGTTTGTCTGGGCACTAACTCCACATATCTATTAGGATTATTGTCAAGGGCTTTTGTGTTTACACTATTAGCAGACTGCTCTTTTACTGCTTCAGCCTGTTCTTTATCCACTCGTGTAGCACCAGCTTCCTCTGCATTCTTCTTGGCTACAGCATCTACAGTATTCAATACTTTATTCTCTTTGTCTATTACTTTTGCTAGTTCAGCAACCTCATCAGCAGGCCCAAAGAGTATTCTCTGTATGATCTCAGTAAAGTTACATAGCTTGTGCATGATTAACTGTACATTAGCAAGAGTAAGTCTTTCAAATCCGGCAGCCATCTCAGTCAGAAACTCTTCTACTCTATCCTTAATAGCTTGAATGTTTTCCTCCGAAAAGAAGTCGTCAATCTCTTTCTGAATCTTTGTTAACTGATTGAGTATTGTTTGGCCAGGATTGCTTATAAAGTTCTTGATGTCTTCAATGGCTTTCTTGATTGCTTTCTTTACTTTCTCTTTAATCTTTTCGATAAGTTTATCAATCGTCTCTAGTATCTTCTCACGAAACTCTTCTACAATCTTCTTCTGTAGTTCTGCTATAGATAGCTTCTTCAGATCAAAGTCTGATAGCTTTAGAGAGTTTAACTTGGCTATTGTTGAATCAATAAGACTAAACAATCCTATAAGTTCTGTGAGTGCATTGCCGAACTTGCCACATAATCCCTCACTAATTGACTTACCGAGGTTAGCATTATAGTAAAAGTCTAGTTCTTCAAGAGCATTTGATACGTTTACATCAGGCCCTGCTACTACAGTAAAGGCATTCAATGCTGATTTCAGAGCAGGAACATCTACACTATTGTTCAAAGTCCAGTCAGCAATCTCTGTATATGTTAGAGGAAACTGGCCGAATCTATCAGATAGTGTCTCGACATTGCTTAGATCAAGGAAAGGTAGTACAGTATTTAAACGATCAGTGACCTCTATTATATCTCTTCTGTTTACATCACTCAATGGATCAGTAGAAGATAGCAATGGGCCAAGATCAACAAACGTAGTCGGAGCAGTAAGTTCCGATACTCGACTTGATAATGGCGTTGTGTTATTACATTCTATCGACATTTATGCTACCTTTTTGTTGACAAGCATGATTAAATATGTTATAATGAAAGATTCACCTAGGTATTTATTCGTCATCGTCTGATCCCATAATCCCAGTAAGTCCTTGCCACCATCTCTTAATTCTAACAGGAAGTGTGGGGGCGACTACATTTGTTATCTCTTGTGGCTTAACGACCTTTGCTCCCTCAAGTGATATGTTAGGAATGACAGAGAACACAGTGCTTTGTAATAGTTGTGGGGCTTTTGATGTAGCAATCGTTGCGGACGATACTCCACTTGTAAGACTACTTGTTCCGTTACCAATGTTCACAAGTGATCCGTCTAGATTCGTGATACCACCTGCTCCCAGTCCAAGTTGGCCTGTAGCATGAAGATCCATAGTTCCGACAGCTTTGATTCCAACTGCACCTAATGCACTAATGCCCAAAGCACCGGCTGATTCAATATTCACTGTGCCAAGTCCCTCAATACGAGTTGATGTGAGACTCTGTATGTCAATGCCTAAATGTCCGGCATCTGGAGCAGGAAGAACTTGTGTTGATATAGCAGGCGTACCCATACTGTGTATTCTTGTGTATGCGGCACTGTTTAGATTCATCTTATACGAGTCTACATGGAAGTCACCGCCATCATTAGCAGGATTACCTGGTGCTATACATCTAAAATACATTCCTCCAATCGTTGCTTGTGCTTTCACATTGGCATTCGCAACCATATTAATGTCATCCGCAGTTGCAAATAGACCAACACCACCACCTGATACGTTGACTTTAACGCCAGCATCAAGGTTTATATTACGGGCAGCCCTTACATTAAAGTCTGTACACTCAAAGTCAAGTCGTCCATTTACACATATCTTGCCCGAATTACCTACTTTTAATGTATAGTCTTCGTCTATTGTGTTGTGAGATGAGCCTCTTACATAGGATGAATCCACCCCCTGAGTCGTTTTGTATGAGTCTCCAAAGGCTTTAACAAAGATAGTTCCGTTAGAATCTATCTGAAATACTGATCCTGAACTGTGTGATATAAGAAAATAGTCTCCTGCCTTGCCATCTTCTCCAGAACCTAGTACAATAAAGTTATCTCCATCCTTTGATTTAATCAATCTATTGTTATAGTTATTACTAGGCATAGCAATCGCAGGCTCATCAAACGTCTCACCATTCGCCTGTGGAATGCCCGTATTAGTAAAAGATCTTTGTGCTAGAGTCTGGCCATCGTTTGTGTTCTCTCCAGATTGATATCGATGTAGATCAGGCGCACCAAAACGATGAATAGCTTCTGGAGGAAGATACCCATCTTCTCCTGCGTCTCCAGTTCCTCCTGGCATCTGTAAATGCATTCCCGGCAGTCTACCAATGATCATAGGTTGTTGGGCTTCTCGTCCATCTATGAAGAAACCAAACACCCAATCGCCGACCGAAGGAATCACAGGCGACACGCCATATGTCCCATCCAGTACGGTAGCCCATGGCAAATGCTCAGTAGCAACAGAATCACTTCCATTCTCATCAGTATTACGAGGAGGATGAATACCAAACGCCCTTACACGAACTCGTCCACTATTCGTTAGATCATGGCTGTCCTCTACAACACCCACGAAGTGTAACATATTATTAAATCCACCACTCATTGCTTATCCTCTAGTACACAATATACACTGTAACTTATTGATATTATTAAACATATTCCAAGAAAGTCGTTCCAAACCAAATCCATTACGATAGTCCACCCTTAGTAATGGCAATGCCTTGTTTAAATATATCTCCAGTAAAGTCAGATACAATAGAAGTCACTAGATAGTTACCACTTCTCTGTGTATCAATCTCCTTAGTACCGGCTAATGTATTACTAAACTTATATAGATCCAGATTAATAACCATGCCAGCATATAGTTCGTGGCGGCCATTAATCTCAAAGCCAAACTGATTCTGATTCATATGATAGTCTACTATAGGCTTCGTAGTATAGTTCTCATAGAAGTGTTGATATGGCTTCAGCATATTCTGTTCGCCTTTGGCCTGGCCTATCTGAGGAAAGTCAGTCACTAAAACAGTCTCGGGCGCATTGCTTTGAGCCATATAGTTAGAGATAAACTTGTCAGAATGGGTTAGCTTCAGCTTCTCAGGCGCCCGATAGTCATCGTATTCTGTGGTGTAATCATACTGACGGGCGATACGAGTTCGGTAATTGATGTCGAGTTCGATCACGTTGCGCCTGTACTGGCCCTCTTTCATATCACGAAATGAATCAACCTTCAAGCCGTATTCGACATCGTTTATGCTCTGCTGTGCCTTCAGTTGTCCTGTTCCTGTGTTATCATTTAACGTGCGGTAATTAAAAATTAAGGCCTTTTTTTCTTCGTCACTTTTTGTCTTGAAATCGCCGTATTTTTCGATTAGGTACTCATGCGTACAGAAATAATACTTCTCTCTTGTCTCAA